TCTATGATTCCGTCGCGAAGTTGGCCACGACTCTTCGTGTGAAAGAGATCATTACCGTTCCAGTAATGGAAGGATTAACAAGGATTGATGGTACTGATACTTTGACTTTAATGGGAATTATTGTTAATCTCGTTGATTACAACGTCGGTGCCGACAAGGGTGGAGCTGTTAATATGTTCGATGATTTCGATATTGACTATAACGCCCAAAAATACCTGATTGAGACTCGTGCTTCCGGCGCTTTGATTAAGCCTTACGCGGCAATTGCTCTGGAGCTTAAAGTAACTGCTTAATTTAGTCTTCGGCAGGTTGATTAGTAAAGGAGAAAATTCAAAATGGAAGCATGGCGAAACATTCGTGGTTATCCAGGTTATAGAGTAAGCAACACGGGTAAAGTTAAAAACTCCATATCCCGAACACAAGCCACAGGTTAATCATATAGACGGTAACAAGTCTAATAACCGCTTCGATAATCTTGAGTGGAATACGGGTAGCGAGAATACGCTTCATGCATATAGAATATCCCTTTTCGACGGTCGACCTAAAGTTCCGGTTCGCATAGTTGAAACTGGAGAGATATTCAACAGTATACACGAATGTGCCATGGCGATCGGCGGTAGTCAGGGAAACATTTGTTCCTGTATTAATGGAAGACTCGATTCCTATAAAGGACTTCATTTCGAAACAGTTGGATTATGAGAAAGGCGCGGAAAATAAGATGGCTAAATTTTATGGAGTAATTGGCTACGCTGAAACAGTGGAAACGACGCCTGGTGTGTGGAAGGAGCAGATTACCGAGAGAATGTACTACGGTGAACTTGTTCGAAATACTCGCAGACTTCAAACCACCGACCAACTCAACGACAACATCAACGTCGCAAATGAGATCAGCATCGTATCCGATCCATTTGCCAATGAGAATTTTCATTCGATGCGGTACGTTGAGTTTATGGGTGCTAAATGGAAGATTACAAATGTCGAAGTTCAGTACCCAAGATTAATACTGACTATAGGGGGTGTATATCATGCCTAGTAGGCTAGAACTACAGACCCTACTCGAGAAACTTATCGGAAGTCGAAATGTGTATTTTCAACCCCCCGAGTCAGTTAAGATGAATTNCCCCGCCATTGTTTACGGTCTTGATGATATTGAGAACTCGTTTGCAGATGACGGGGTTTATTTATCTAAGAAAAAATATTTAGTAACAGTTATTGATGAAGATCCAGACAGTCCGATAGTAGATAAGGTAGCGGCTTTACCTACTTGTCGATTTAATCGGCATTTTCAATCGGACAATCTAAATCATGACGTTTTCATTCTACACTTTTAAAAGGAGGACAAAAATATGCCTAAACTTGTTTGGGACCAAACCGGCGAACGTTTTTACGAAACCGGTGTAAAACAGGGTGTACTCTACCCTCAGGGGACTGACGGTACTTATCCGACCGGTGTCGCCTGGAATGGACTTACAGCGGTAACTGAAAGCCCTTCCGGCGCTGAGCCTACGCCTATATATGCTGACGATATTAAATATTTGAATCTCCTTTCCGCCGAGGAGTTTGGCGCTACCATTGAGGCTTATACGTATCCGGATGAATTTGCTCAGTGCGACGGTTCTGCGGAAATCGCTACCGGTGTCATGATCGGACAACAGTCCCGTAAAGTATTTGGTCTTTCCTATAAGACTATTCTCGGTAACGACGTTGATGGCAACGACTACGGCTACAAGCTTCACATCATCTATGGTGCTCTGGCTGCTCCTTCCGAGAAGGGCTATGCCACTATCAATGATAGTCCGGAGGCAATTACTTTCTCTTGGGAAGTTACTACCACGCCTGTTTCCGTGACTGGTTTTAAACCGACTGCTTCCATCACAATCGATTCCACAAAGGTTAACGCTGCTAAATTGGCTGCTCTAGAAGCGATTCTGTATGGCGACACTACAAATGAAGCTAGACTTCCTCTACCTGACGAAATTGCTACACTTATGAGCGCTTAAGGCTAAGCGACAGGGAGGAGGACAAAAATATGCCTAAACTTGTTTGGGACCAAACCGGCGAACGTTTTTACGAAACCGGTGTAAAACAGGGTGTACTCTACCCTCAGGGGACTGACGGTACTTATCCGACCGGTGTCGCCTGGAATGGACTTACAGCGGTAACTGAAAGCCCTTCCGGCGCTGAGCCTACGCCTATATATGCTGACGATATTAAATATTTGAATCTCCTTTCCGCCGAGGAGTTTGGCGCTACCATTGAGGCTTATACGTATCCGGATGAATTCAAGAGATGTCTTGGTGAACACGAAATAATCCAGGGAGTTACGATTGGTCAACAGAAGAAATCTCGTTTTGGTTTATGTTATCGAACTTCGATCGGAAATGATAAAGATGGAACTGATTATGGATATAAGATTCATATTATCTACAATTGCCTCGCCTCTTCTTCCGAGAAAGGATTCAATACCGTAAACGACAGTCCTGAAGCGATCACCTTCTCCTGGGAAGTCACCACCATGCCTGTTTCTGTGACCGGATTTAAACCAACTGCATTTTTGGTTCTTGACTCTAAAAAATTTAAATTATCCGGTTTGGTAAACGTTTTAAGAGGTATAGAAGAAGTATTATATGGTTCTTCTAATACTTCGGCAAGACTACCTTTGACTTCGGAAATTAGAGACCTTTTCCAATTCTATATGTATTTAAGAGATTCAAACAGCGAATTGATTTTGGATAATTTCGGGAATCCAATACGATCAACTGTATATGATTAACAATATTCTAACCATTTTTAGGAGTCGTATTCAGGGTGAAGGGGCTGGCGGCTCCCCCATTTATTATTGAAAGGAGAAAAATTATCATGTTGAAAAAGACCATTACTTACGAGGACTTCGATGGAAACAAAAGGACCGAGGATTTCTACTTCAATCTTTCTAAGGCAGAGGTTTTGGAAATGGAGATGGGTGTTTCTGGTGGTATGACCCAAATGCTTAACAAGATCGTCGCTGCACAGGATGGCGAAAGAATCATTAAGACTTTCAAAGAGATTATTCTTAAAGCTTACGGTGAAAAATCTCCGGATGGAAAGAGGTTTATCAAGTCTGAAGAACTTTCTACAGCTTTTTCTCAAACCGAGGCTTATTCTCAATTATTTATGGAACTAGCTACCGATGCGGATGCAGCGGCTAAGTTTGTGAACGGTATTATTCCGGTAGTAGAGACTAATCGATCATAAAAATATTGGGAGGGTTGAGAATGCTTCGGATTACAATACCGGCTGTTGAACAATGGGACGAAATTAAACAGGAGTTCGTCACCAGGAAAGAGCAGACGTTGTCACTGGAGCATTCCCTCGTCTCTCTTTCAAAATGGGAGTCTAAATGGTGCAAAGCGTTCCTGACAAAACAAGAAAAAACTATCGAAGAAACTTTGGATTACATAAAATTTATGACTCTTACGCAGAACGTGGATTCAGAAGTATATAACTATCTTACCAATGGGAACATTAGCGAGATTAACGAATATATAGAAGCCCCGATGACAGCCACTTATTTTTCAGATGAAAAAACCAGTAAAACAAGTAGAGAGCAAATTACAGCTGAGCTTATTTATTATTGGATGATTGCGTTAAACATTCCATTTGAGTGTCAGAAGTGGCATCTTAATCGTCTTCTTACTTTAATTAAAGTTTGTAATATTAAGAATCAGCCACCCAAGAAGAGAAGTAAGAAAGACATAATGAGTCAAAACGCTGCTTTGAATGCAGCTCGTAGAAAACAGTTAAATACAAAAGGATAAATATGCAAGGAAGGAGGTAAATAAATGAGTAATAGTTCGCTAGCAACCTATACAAATTTATCACCGAATAACTCCGGTAAACGTAATCACGTTATTGATACCATCTCTATTCATTGTATGGCTGGAAATCTTAGTGTTGAGAGATGTGGGAATCTTTTCGCTAACCCGGATCGTAAAGCTAGCAGTAATTATGGGATTGGCAGCGACGGACGTATTGCACTGTATGTTGATGAAGCCGATCGATCATGGTGTACCTCATCTTCATCTAATGATAACAGGGCGATCACTATTGAAGTGGCTAATACTGTAGCCGCTGATCCGTGGCCTGTGTCTGACGAGGCATACGCATCACTGATTGACCTTTTGGTGGATATCTGCAAGAGAAACAACATTAAAGCATTGTTGTGGAAGGCTGATAAGGATCTAATCGGGCAGATAGATAAACAGAATATGACAGTACATAGATGGTTTGCATCCAAATCATGCCCTGGCGACTGGTTATATAACCGGCATGGGGAAATAGCAGATGAGGTCAATAAGCGGCTTAATACTGAAACAAATACGGAGGATGATGATATGGACGTTGAAAAATTTAAGGAGCTTTGGTTGGAAATGCGGCAGGAGTTGAAGGACAACGACAGCAACACATACAGTAAAGAGGCTAGAACCTGGGCTACTGAAATCGGTTTGATTGCTGGAGGCGGAACCGGAGAGGACGGAAATCCGAACTATATGTGGGAGGATCTTCTGACTCGTGAGCAGTTTGTAACGGTACTTTACCGCTTCGCTCAGATCATGGGTAAAGCATAATGGAACCGGGCAAGCATGAAACCTCCGCGCCTGTGAAGAAGCGCGAATGGAGCAAGGTAATGACACTTCTGGTCGTACTTGCTGGATTTATAATCGCGCAGGAGGCTCTCGTCCTGATGTATTACTGCATTAGAAACGAGTATACTTCCACGGCAGCGTGGCTTACGGCTTCTGTCGGTCTGGCCGAGGTAATCATCGGAGCCGGTCTTACTGGGTATCTCAACCTTGCGAAGTCGGATCACAAAGAAGGTGGAATAACTTTTGAATCGGCAAAGGCTGCAGATTTCAAGCAGGATAGCGTGGGCAACAATAATAGCCCCGCAATTTAGAACAGGAGGATAATAATGAACACTATTATTACAAAACTTAAAACGAGTGCGACATTATGGAGTGTTATTGGCGCATTTGCTCTCGCGGCGGTCAATCTGATTTATGGGAGCAACAATACCGCTTCGAGCATTGCCAGCGCAATCATCGCGATAATCCCTGCCTCTATATACATCTACCAGAAGTTTAAGCTGCGGATTGCATCTGCGGACTCTAATAGTGACGGAAAGATTTCTGTGGAGGAACTTGCTGCTGCTATTAAGATTGCTTTTGAAGATAGCAATGCAGAACTACAAACAGCATCGGATGCTATAGGGACTATTGTCGATGTCATTTCAAAGAATACAAGTGTCTCAACGTCAAACAGCGGTACAACTTAACTTCTCTAAAAGGAGAATTTTATATGATAAGGTTCAGACAAAAGGGTGACTTCTCTAAACTGACACGTTTCTTAGAGAGAGCAAAAGAGGCTGTTCGCGTCGGAGATCTTGACAAATATGGTCGAGAGGGAGTAGCCGCCCTTGCGTCTGCAACACCCGTAGACTCCGGACAAACAGCTAATTTATGGTATTATGACATACTTAATAAACAAGGATCAGCGACGATTACTTTCTATAACTCAAATATTCAAAATGGAGTTCCAATAGCTATCATTCTACAGTATGGACATGGAACTCGTAACGGCGGCTGGGTACAGGGGCGAGATTACATCAATCCTGCTATTCAGCCTATTTTTGACAAAATCGTAAACGATGCGTGGAGGGAGGTTACTAAGCTATGAGCAGGACGATCGATTCAAGAGTTGTTGAGATGCAGTTTGACAATAAACAGTTTGAGTCAAATGTTAAAACTACAATGTCAACTCTTGATAGACTTAAACAAAGTTTGAATATGACCGGAAGTTATGACAGCATGTCAGGACTTAGCGGGGCTGTAGAATCGGTCCGTATCAAGTTTTCGGCTCTTGAGGTCATGGCAGTAACAGCCCTCGCAAATATCACCAATTCTGCGATTAATGCTGGAAAGAGGATCGTTTCAGCTCTAACTATTGATCCGATTATGACGGGTTTCTCAGAGTATGAAACCAAGATCAATGCCATTCAAACTATCATGTCCAATACCGCAAGTAAGGGCACGACTATGAAGGATGTTACACGAGTCATCGACGAGTTGAATACATATGCCGATAAGACGATTTACAACTTCGCTGAGATGACCCGTAATATCGGTACCTTCACGGCCGCCGGAGTTGGTTTGGAAGAATCAGCAAAAGCTATTCAAGGTATTGCTAACTTAGCGGCAGCATCTGGTTCGTCTTCGGAGCAGGCATCTACAGCAATGTACCAGCTTTCTCAGGCATTAGCNNCTGGTACGGTAAAACTTATGGACTGGAACTCGGTCGTAAATGCTGGTATGGGTGGCGAGAAGTTTCAAGAAGCTCTTAAGCAGACAGCTAGAGAACATGGTATTGCAGTAGACCAAATTATCAAANNAAATGGNTCGTTTAGAGANTCGTTNCAAGAAGGATGGNTTTCCGCTGATATNNTGAATNAGACTTTGANTAAATTCACTGTCGAGGGTGCGACAAAATACGCCAAGAGTATGATGGAGTCTGGTAAATGGACTCAAGAGCAGGCTGATGCTCTTATTAAAGAAGCTCACGCCATGGAAGATGCAGCCACTAAAGTCAAGACCTTTACTCAATTATGGAGCACTTTGAAAGAGTCCGCTCAATCTGGCTGGGCTAAGAGCTGGGAAATCATCATTGGTGACTTCGAGGAAGCCAAGGAACTTCTTACTGAAATTGGCGATGCATTCGGTGGTATTATTGGTAGATCTGCAGATGCTCGTAATGAGATGTTGCAGTTCTGGAAAGACAATGGTGGTCGTGCAGCACTTATTGATTCGTTTAGAAACTCNTTTGAAGCATTAGGACGAATTTTAAAACCTATTGGAGAAGCTTTTAGAGAAATCTTTCCTCCAACAACAGGTGCACAATTAGTCTCTATAACAGAAGGACTTAAGAATTTCACAGAAAGCCTCAAAATAGGAGACGAAACTGCCAAAAACATTAAAGACACATTCAAAGGTTTCTTCGCTCTTCTTGATATTGGTAAGATGGCTTTAACAGCAATCGCTGGAGGTCTTTTTTCTCTTGTTAAAGCGTTATTTCCAGTTACTGGCGGTTTTCTTTCGGTAACAGGAGGTATTGGAGATTTTATAGTTGCTATTCGTGATGCATTAAAGTCTTCGGATACATTTAACGTTGCAATTCAAAGCATCGGTAAAGTCTTAAAACCAGTTGCAGAAGGAATCGTGATGTTTACCGATCTAATAGCAAGTGCCTTTAAAGCTGTCAGAGCACCAGACCTGACTGGTATTGACGAGTTTACTGGACAGATAGAAAAGAGATTTCAGCCTTTAATGAAACTTGGTGAAGCTTTTAAAAGTTTCCTTTCTTTCTTTTACAATCTAGCATCTACAATTGGTAAGATATTGAGTGGATTGAGTGACAGTATAATTAAATCACTAAACGATGCTAATTTCAATTCTATATTTGATTTAATAAACAGTGGTTTATTCGCTGCAATATTATATGGGATTAAAAAGTTCATAGATTCACTAACAAAAATAACAGATAGTGCTGGAGGATTCTTATCTGGTATTACCGATATCTTTGATGGAGTTAGAGGTTGTTTAGCAGCTTATCAATCACAATTAAAAGCAGGTGTATTGTTAAAAATTGCCATATCTATTGGTATACTAGCTGCCGCATTGTTAACCATATCAATGATAGATTCCGAAAAACTTACAGTTTCATTAGGTGCTATGACGATAATGTTTGTAGAACTCTTTGCCGCTATGTCAGCGTTTAGCACTCTTATATGTGGACCTCGTGGTTTTTTAGCGATGAAAATCACAACTGGAATGATAGGTTTATCTGTAGCAGTTCTTATACTTGCCTCAGCAATGAAAAAGTTGGGTAATCTTGATTGGGATGGCGTAATTAAAGGACTTGTTGGTGTAGCTGGGTTATCCGTTATATTAATTCAAACGTCAAAAGCATTAGAAACAAGTTCAAAAAGTCTGATATCAGCATCCGTAGGTTTTATAATATTTGGTACAGCAATTCTAATCCTTACCCAAGCTGTAAAACAGTTAGGAGATCTAGACCTTGGTGACTTGGCTAAAGGATTAGTTGGAGTCGGCGTCTTAATGGCTGAGTTAGTGTTATTTATGAAGGTTGCTGATCTGAGTGGGATGGGAGCAATAAAAAGTGTTGGAATTCTACTTTTAGCAGCTGCTATAACCGTCTTAGCCGGTGCGGTAAATAAATTAAGCAGTATTAATCTTGCCGATTTGATTAAAGGGCTTTCCGGACTTGCAGTTATGTTAACTTCTATTGCGATATTTATAAATGTTGCCGGTAATGCTAAAAATGTAATCGCAACCGCCGCTAGTTTAACTATTCTCGGTGTTGCTATGAATATATTTGCAGCTGCTATTATAAAGATGGGTAATATGTCATGGGAAGAAATGAGCAGAGGATTAATATCCTTAGGCTCAGCTCTTGCTATTGTGACGTTGGCTCTCATAGCANTACCTAAAAATATATTTATACAATCACTCGCTTTGTTAGACGTNGCTGGNGCTATGANGTTGCTGNCANAAGCNNTAAAANCGTTAGGCGACNTGTCTTGGCAAGAAATAGCAAAGAGTTTAACGGCATTAACCGTTTCTTTAGGAGTTATTATANCNGCTTTCGTTCTNTTAGGAAAAACAAGTTCNATGGCCGATTCTTTAGCATTTTCAATNCTTGCTGCNTCAATTACNATGTTAGCTGGAGCATTAAAAACGATTGGATCAATGTCTTTAGCNCAGATCGGAATAGCTNTNCTTGGNTTAGCTGGAGCGTTTACAGTTATTGGTNTAGCCGCAATNTTATTAACACCAGCAATTCCATCTATATTAGGGCTGGCTGTAGCTATTGCACTATTGGGCGTAGGTGTTGCGGCTATTGGCGGTGGTATATTAGCATTAGCAGCAGGATTGTCGGCCTTAGCAGTAGCTGGTACTGCTGGAACAGTGGCATTAGTAGCGCTTGTAACCGCTCTTATAGGATTAATACCTTCCGCCGCAAAAACTTTAGCACAAGGAGTTATTGAGTTTGCAAGAGTTTTAGGGGCAGGCGCGCCTGTAATAGCAGAAGCTGTAAAATCTATCATATTATCTGCCATTGATGTGATAGTAAGTTTAACACCAGCTGTAGTGGATGGGTTATTGGTACTTCTTACGACATTACTCGAAAAAGCATTGGAGTATCTTCCAAATTTAATTGATCTGGCCGGAAAACTTATCGTTGCGTTTTTAAAAGGAATTGCATCGATGATTCCCGACGTTATTCAAGCAGGCATTGATCTTGTTGTTAGCCTTATCGACGGATTAGCTAAGGGAATAGAAGAAAATGCTCCTCGTATCAGAGATGCGTTTATCCACTTGTTCGAATCGTTATTAGAAGCTGTATTAGTATTCCTCGGCATTTATTCACCTTCTAAAGTATTTGCTGATATTGGCATGAATATTATTCAGGGTCTTATCGATGGTATTGGTAATATGCTTTCTGATGCGACTCAAGCCATCATTAACGTTGTAACCGGTTTGGTTTCAGCCATAACCAATAAGATGGGAGAGTTCTTATCAAAAGGTAAAGAATCGATGACCAACTTCAAGAATGGCATTTCCAATAAACTCTCNGATGTTAAGAATGCGGCTANNGATATTATATCGAATGTTTTATCTGGAATCGGGGATAAATTATCAGAATTCACCTCAATGGGTAGTAATTTGATTAATGGATTAAAGCGTGGTATACAGAACGCAGCTAGTGGTGCTGTTTCAGCTGCGAGAGGAGTTGTTTCTGATGCTGTTTCCGCAGCTAAGAATCTGTTAGGCATTCATTCGCCATCAAAAGTGTTTGCTGATATTGGTAGATACTCCGATGAAGGTCTTATTCAAGGTTTAAAAAGTTACTCTTCGAAAGTGGCAGACACATCTGAGGATGTAGGTAAAAGCGCTATCAATGGAATATCTAATGCCGTTTCAGGAATAACAGATGCTTTGAACTATGATATGGATATGGAGCCGACAATCCGACCAGTACTTGATCTATCCGCTATAACAAGTGGCGCTGACGAAATTAACGGATTGCTTTACTCGAAAAGATCAATCGAATTAGCCGGAAAAACCGGAATGGGTATGAATAATTTGGCTTCCGATAATCAAAGTAACATCATATTGGACAACGATAATGTGGTTAAAGCGATAGGAGAACTTCGTAATGACATGTCGGTTTTGGCTAATACCATGAGTAAGTTAAAGATCGTGATGGATACCGGCACATTAGTTGGAGCCCTAGTAGGTCCTTTAGATTCTTCTTTTGGGCAACGAGTAATATATGAAGGAAGGGGGATTTAACAATTGTACCATTCAATTACTTTTGGAGATAAGAATACGTGGGACGATTGGCACATTGTTCCTTCCTCGCGTCCGGTATTTAATCCTCCGTCGCTAAAAAGAAAACTTTTAGATATACCCGGTGCAGATGGTTCTATAGATTTATCAGAATCACTCACCGGGTATCCGGTTTATGAAAACCGTGAAGGCAGCATTGAGTTTATTGTTATGAACGGCTATAAAGAATGGTACCAAGCTTATTCTGATATTATGGATTATTTGCACGGGCAAACTATGCGAGCCATTCTCGAAGACGACCGTGAATATTTTTATGAAGGACGTTTTACAATAAACGAATGGAAAAGTAGTAAAGATCGGTCTCAAATTGTTATTGATTATAGTCTTGGGCCATATAAATGGCTTTCGCGTGCGTCTTTAGACGACTGGGAATGGGACATTTTTAACTTTTACACAGGAATTATTCCAGCGAATGTGTTTAAAAGTATTCCAGTTACAGAATCTTATGAGGCTCACACATTTGAAAAAGGTTTATTTGGCAGGGCACCNGTTTGTCCGTCGTTTATTGTTAGTACNGTATCAGGAAACGGTATGTATATNCGTTTCATAAACAATAAATTAGGGATCGATATCACCAAATTAGTTCAAAATGGAACAACACAGATTCCAGAATTTTTATTTCTTGGAGATACTGTAACTATATATTTCAAGTGCGTTTCTGGTACGGGTACCGTCTCAATTAATTTCAGACAAGGGAGGTTGTGATTATGTATTCGATTTATACCGATGGTATTTGTATATACAATGATGCTTTTGCTCTCGACAATATGAAAGTTATAGATCCGAAGTTAACGCTTGAAGACAGCGCAGCCGGTTCTTTATCAATGACTTTGCCGCCATCGAACATCGGATACGGTACCATAGTTCGAATGGTAAGTGATATTTCGGTTCATAAAGATGGAGAAGAGATATGGGCCGGTCGAGTATTATCCGAAGATAAAGACTTTTGGAATAATAGAGTTCTTTATTGTGAGGGTGAACTTGCATTTTTAAATGATAGTACACAACCCCCCGCTGAATATTATGGACAAACGGTTCGAGGATTTTTAGAGACGATGATAAACATTCATAATTCTAAAGTGACTAATGATAAGCAATTTGTCATTGGTAGCGTAACGGTTACTGATTCCGATGACCCTTTATATCGTTATACTAATTACGAAAAAACTATAGAGTGTGTCAATGAAAAACTTGTAAAAAAGCTTGGAGGACATCTCAGAATTCGTAAAGTTAATGGTGTAAGATACCTGGATTATTTAGCAGATTACCCCAATACTAATAGTCAGATAATCGAATTTGGCAAGAATCTTCTGGATTTTACACGTAAATGGGATCTAACGGAATTTGCTACAGTAATCGTTCCTCTTGGTAATCGATTGGATGAAAGCCCAATCGAGGCTCTGGATGCTTACCTAACCGTGGAAAGTGTGAACAACGGCAGTATTTACGTGCAATCGAGCGAAGCAGTGGCTTCATACGGGTGGATCGAAAAAGTTATTCATTGGGACGATGTAAGTTCGGCATCGTCATTATTGTCTAAAGCCGAAGCTTACCTTTCCGATATTCAGTTCGACAATATGTCTATTGAACTTAGCGCTTTGGATTTGCATTATTTAGATGTGAATTATGAGGCAGTTAAGTTGCTCGACGAGCTTCGAGTTATCTCTAAACCTCACGGTATGGATCGACATTTTCCAGTTACTAAGCTTGAAATTCCACTTGATAGTCCGGAAAAAACACTATTTAAACTTGGGGATACTATCAAAACTTCTTTGACGAGTATTAATAACCAAACCAATACTAATATTTTACAGAAAATTGAAAGTCTTCCAAAAGCTCAGAGTGTTTTAAAAGAAGCCAAAGAAAATGCCACTCAAATCATGAACATGGCTACAAATGGTTACATCACTATCACACAAGACCAATATGGCACCAATACCATGTATATTTCAAATGACAAAGATTATACAAAAGCGACCAAACTTTGGAAATGGAATATCAACGGGCTTGCGTATTCAAATGATGGTGGTGAAACATTTGGATTAGCTATGACTATGGACGGCGCTATTGTGGCTGATTTTATTACGGCCGGAATACTTAACGCTGACCTAATCAAAACTGGAAAACTACAGGATATAGACGGAAATATTATTTTTGATCTTTCCACAGGAATGTTAACCATTAAAAAAGGATCTATAAATATTAATAATGGGGTGTTCAAGGTTGATGCCGACGGTACACTAACAGCCACAAAGGGTAGTTTCACAGGTGATGTTATCATGGGACCAGGCAGTGTTATCACATGGGATAACTTACCCGACGGCGTTGCCGCAAGTTCGGATATACCGACATCCCCCGAGGATATTGGGGCGCTGCCTGCCAGCGATCTTCCGTCGTATATTACAAAGACTAAGATCACGCAGACAACTATTGAGAGCCCAGATATTAGGGGCGGAACAATTACATCTGATACAACCATTGATGTTGGTACGGATTTGAAAGTAGGGAAAAAAATATATATGAACAGCGGTTCCTTCAACGCAGATATAGTATTCAATCCTGATGTTTCGATATATTCTGATACTGCGGCAAAGAGTTTAATATTATCAGCAACAGGTGGCATATGGGCTAAAAATCAACGAATCGACATACCGCCTGTTGCTGTTTTTGGTTAATTATTCTCTGTATAACGACGATTTTATATAGGTACGGCCGTCGAATACGATATAGTTTTCGGTATCTTTAAAAATAGATTCATAAAAATTTAACCAGTTACTATCCTTTTCTATTTTTGAAGCATATTTACTTTCGTATTCGTGTTTGCTAAAATACACCTCTCCTTTTACCTCAATAGCCTTCAATCCTTTGAAGGTAGTTTCTTTCACTTCCTGCTCTCCAGCTTCCACGGTTGGAGAGCTAACACTTTTTTCTTCCACCACCAAAGGTGTAACTGATGATGTTATCACAACCGCATTCTTAGCACTATCCCACGCGACACTGGCACCTAGGGATTCTGCAACAAACCGGGCTGGGACTAAAACACGACCGTTAATGTTTTGAGGTGATACGTCACATTGGATCTCCTGGCCGTTGATAATGAGTTTGATGGGATTGTCAGCCAGGGCAAAGGTGGCGGTGGCCATGATCAGACCGGTAATAAGGCCGATCAAAAGATACTTCGTTTTTTGGAACATTATACCAACTCCCTTCTCTTTTAGAAATTATTACATATATTTTGTGGAGATTCAACCGTGATTATTAGGAAAGGTGGCGAATTTTAATGAAGGCAAATTATGGCGGCGGTGCAGGATCAGCTCCTATAACTCCCCCACAAGAATAGAAGGCGATTAAATGTCAATAACAATAGGTAAAGGGATAACTGGACAAAGCGGAACATTAACTATTTTTGGTCAAAGTATACCAAACTATTTATCTAGTGTGCTTTCTTCAATTATTGGTGATACTCCTTGGTCAATATCTAATCCTACGTCTTCTTTTGATTTATCAAATATAGGCGGATTGAATGATGGTAATGCTACTACTCCCGCCCATTATGGCATTGATAACGAAGTTGTAGTTGCCCTTTATACTGGTAATATCCCTGAAGGTTCTTCAGTTGTTGCCAGATGGTATAGAAGTAGAGATAATCGTTGTGTTTTTACCTTTTATGGGGGTACTGCTCCTAGCGGTGGTTGGGGATATTTTACTGTATGGATTGGTTGGGTCAGCTATGCTACACAAAGAAGTCTTGGTTTAAGCGGTCAAGATGAAATTGTTGAAAATGGTGATTACTATGTAAAATTCACTATAGGGTCTACAACGTATACTTCTTCTACTTTTTCCGTGACTGGTATTCCACCTTCTAACCTTGCTTGTGATTCACAAACAACAAATAGTATATCAGTTCATGCGTGGTATGGAGGTAGCACGCCAGCTTATACTTGTAAAATATTTTGCAACGATACACAAATTAGTAATCAATCTTATTACGGTGGAAGCACAAACTGGATAACAAATATTGCTACTGCGAGTAATTTATACCCTCCTAATTACGGTTTCTACGAGTTTATTGCTGTTTTTTATGACCAAGCAGGTTACGAGATCACACAAACACAAGTTAAAAGGTATTATACTCGTTTACCAGTTCCTACTGTAACTGTAACTACAGGGATGGATTGGATAAGAGTGCAAGTAAATTCTGTAACTGGTGCAGATGGGTATCACATTGATATTAATGGTAATTATGCTCAAAATTCACAGGATTATACTTATACGGGATTAACTCCAGACACTTCTTATACAATAAATGTTTATGCTTGGAGTTATACTTATCCAGATTCAGCTACTCACAGTCAATCTTATAATACGTTAGCTAATAGACCTTCAAATTGGACTTGGACTACTGCCGAATTGAACGCTTTCAATAATCATGGGAGCCTAACAACTCTAACTTATTCCAGATGGAACGCCTTTTTAGATAGAATTACGGAATTTGAGGTGTATAAATACGGTAGCGCATTGACCGCTTTCGATAAGATGACCAGTAGTGACAAAACTTTAACAGCAGCAAGATTTAACCAGGCCAGGTTTGCAATAGGGTCCATGTATTCCACGGGGATAACCAATAAGTCGAGTGGCGATCCGGTTTTAGGTAGTTACTTTATAACGATGGCAAACAGTTTAAACAGTATAACTTAGCAGGGAGGCGATATCAATTGGCAGACGTTATAACTTAGCAGGGAGGTGATATCAATTGGCAGACGTTAACACATATCTGGCTCAAATATTATCTGCAACTTATGGGGAAGAAGTCAGGAGTGCTATTCACGACTCTATAAANGCTATGAANATAGANTCCTCTAATGCGATGNAATATGCCGAAACGGCACANGATTCTGCGGCAGCATCGGCAGCATCGGCACAAACCTCAGCCACATCAGCAGCAGANAGTGCGACAACAGCATTAACNGCTAAAAATGATGCTCAAAGTGCTCAAACTGCAGCAGCCAATTCTGCGACAGCAGCGCAAACATCAGCTACGTCAGCATCTAATTCAGCTACGTCAGCATCTAATTCAGCTACAGCAGCGCAAACATCAGCCACATCAGCAACGAATAGTAAAAATAGCGCTGAAACCTCAGCAACGTCAGCTACATCTTCAGCTACGTCAGCATCTAATTCAGCTACAGCAGCGCAAACATCAGCCACATCAGCAGCCAATTCTGCGAATAACGCTTTACAAGCTGCTCAAAATGCTGAAGACGCAGAAACCAGTGTAGATGCCAAAGTTGCTGAAGTAATGACTATGAAGTCTAATCTAATATTAAACCATGCTATTTATCAGGAATTGTTCGATTCAAATTTGAATTATCTACTTGACAGCACCGGGGGAAGTATACTTGGGGAAGTTATATTTTCCGATGTTGAAGATGTCACACGGCTTCATAAAAGAATTGATGATTTGGAAACGATTATTAATCAGCTGGCATCGTTACTTATCCCTAACCGATTGGTCATAGTTGAAACCAGTATGACAGAAGCGAACGAATCCATTACAAGGATAAATGAACACGCCTTGTTTGATAGCACATTTATTTAAAGGAGGAAATTAAAATGGCAAAACTTATTGATTACGCTGCCGATACTCGATTTAACAGTGATGATATTCTCATTAAAGATGGAAGCAACGGCACGAAGAAGATTCTGGTGGCTAATGCTGCGGTTGAGTTCGCCGG